AATCCAGACCAAGTTCGTCGGCCAACTCAGAGATGCTACCCATCAGAACGAGGCACTCGCAGCAGCAATTCAAGCAGGCCATGGTGTCCTTTCTTTACCATGCGGCTACGGCAAGACGACGGTATCCTTGGCCATAGCGTGTAAATTGGGGTACCGAACGATGATTGTCGTCCACAAACAGTTCCTCGCAGACCAGTGGCGTGAGCGCATCCAACAGTTTTGTCCGGGTGCCACGATCGGTGTTGTCCAGCAAAACAAAAAGGAGATGGACTGTGACTTTGTCATCGCGATGCTTCAGTCCCTTTCCCTCAAGGAATATAGTTTCTCGGATTTTGATACTGTGGGAACACTCATCGTAGATGAGGCACACCATATTTGTGCGAAGGTGTTCAGTCAGAGTCTCTTCAAGCTGTGTCCTAAGCATATCTTCGGACTCTCTGCAACTCCAGAACGAAAAGATGGACTCACCAAAGTCCTTCATTGGTTCATGGGTCCCACATTCTTCGCGGTCGAGAGAAAAAATCAAGAACAAGTTGAGGTGTTTCCGATAACGTTCGATTCAGCCAGTTACATGAACCCACCACCCTCCATGCGAAACGGGAAGATTTCTATGCCCAACATGATCACCCAGATTGTCGAGGACCGTCAGAGAAACAAGATGTTGGTGGAACTCGTGAAGAAGGCTTCCGCGGGGACGAGACAACTCCTCGTCTTGACTGACCGAAGACACCACTGTGAATTTCTTCACCAATGTTTCCCCAAAACATCTGGACTCTACATGGGTGGTATGAAGGAGGTGGCACTCCAGGAATCCTCTAAGAAGAAAATCATCTTCGCGACGTTCAGTCAAGCCCACGAGGGTCTGGATATTCCAACACTCGATACGGTCATTCTGGCCAGTCCCAAGTCGGACATCACTCAAAGTATTGGAAGAATCATGAGAGAAACAAAGGGGAAGAAGAATTCGCCTCATATCTATGATGTGCACGACCCATGGTCAATCTTCACGTCTATGTATTACAAACGAATGAAGGTGTACCGCCAAGGTGGATTCAACATTCACGGAAAGGTCGTAGAGGAAACGAAGAGCGACTTCCCCCAGGGAAAGTGTTTGTTTTTATAATCTGAACATCTATTAAATGTCTGGTGCATTAATACAACTCGTGTCCAAGGGTGTTCAAGATGTATACCTCATGAGCGATGAGGGACATTCCTTTTTCCGAACGAAGTTTGCTCGGCACACAAACTTTTCACAAGCTCCGAAGTATATAAAGACTATTTCTGATAAGGATACGTCTATTATTATTCCCGTCCTCGGAGATGTCATTAATGGATTGTGGTTCGAGGCTGACAGTAATAGTCTCCACAACATCGCCTCGAACCTCTTTTACAATTCGACGATCGATCTTTTCATAGGTGGTCAAAAAATTGATTCCCAACATTTCGATTATTACAGTGAAATATGGCCGAATTACCTGGCGGATACGTACAATAAGTCACAAGAACTCAATAACAAGGCTTCACTTTCCAATAAATTCTTCGTCCCCCTTCACTTTTTCTTCTGTGATCACAAAGCCTTCTTACCTCTAGTCGCACTTCAAAATCATCAAGTCGAAATACGAATTAATTTCGATCAAACTACTCTCGGAATCATTCCAGCGGCCGAAAAGAAGGCGAACATGTATGGCAACTACATTTACCTTGACACAGAGGAGCGTGAGGCACTAGTGAAACGTTCGTTGGACTTTGTCATCACTCAAACACAGCGAGTAGAATACCCATTAAATGCTGTAACCGATAACAATACACAATCCGGTGGGTACAACACCCTCGACATTTCAAGTTTCAATCACCCAGTGAAGTCACTCTTCTTTGGATTCGGTACCAGTCAGGTTAATCCAGCAATCGATCGTTTTTCGTTTGTAAATGCGGATATTTACATAAATGGAACACCACTTCTCGAAAATATGAGTCCTGTTTATTTCCATACAGCACAGAATTATTACAAATCTACATACGGTAGAACATATTTCAATATGCCCACACATTCCCCTACGTATACAAGGTATTTCGCGTATCATTTTTGTATGAACGCCTCGGAATATAATCCATCCGGAAGCTGTAACTTCAGTCGACTCGATAATGCGAAAATTGTACTGAGAGGTGTGGAAGCGGTCGGTCGAGAATACGTATATGTGTATGCCGTAAACTATAATGTACTCAGGATCAAGGATGGTTTAGCTGGAATTTTATTCGGTAATTAATGTATATGGCGACGCAAGCGGATGGCATTCTCGTCACAGCCGGACAGATTTATGTCAGTAGTTTAGATGCCGCACCAAGAGAGACGGATGTTATCTCGGGTGTCGCGAGTATCGATGCTGGTGAGATCACAGCGGACGAGATTACAGTCTCAAATCTTAACATGTCAGGTTCTTTATTCGCCACAGGTTCCACGCAGTTTACGAGTATCCTACAAATGAACCGTGCGACCGCGAGTCAAATCGGTATTGGTGTTCCAAGTGCCCAACTCTTTAATGATTTCCAAGTTGGCATAGACGACTTTTCAATAAACTCAAGCAGACAAGATCTTGTCGTCGTACATGGGAACGTCGTATCGACAAACCTTTTCGCGACGAACACGATCAAAACAACGAATGATGCGTTTCTAGTGGAGAGTGGGGCTTCAAATGTAGTGAAAGTGTCCGGGAATACATTTTCTACGAATCTAACTGTCGGAACACAACTTATTGTGGGTTCGGAAGTTGATCCCGCGACAGATTCAAACATCGCAGTATTCAAAAATGGTAATGTGGTCGTACAGAATGGGTTTCTTAAAATTACCGGTGACGTCGAAATTACAGGTAACTTGGCGATCACCGAAATTCCCGACTATATAAGTGTGACTAACCTCGTGGTATCAAATGCGGTCATTCAAATGGGAACAGGGAATAATGGAACGTACGATACGGCGGTACTCATGGTGGATCAAGTGGGTGCTTCCAATATTTTCCTTGGATACACACGAGTTGATGACACGTTCAAACTCGCGAGAACGTTTGGTGGTCCAGAGAATCAGAATTTTACATTAGATTCTTCCAAGACGACAAATCTTCATATACTCGGTGAATTGTATACACAAAATAATGCGGGTATTGCGAATACAACACCTATGCACACACTCGCAGTTGGCTCGAATCTATACATCGACGATACAGCAGGTGAATCAAACCTTCTTCGTGCGAATGGATATGGATATTTTGAGGGTCTTCGTGTGGGTGAGAAGGGTCTTACCGTAGGGTCATTGATCACTATGGACGCTGACGCACCCGTACCAGTGATAGTTAATTCTATCATACAATCGGATGGTCTTCGTACCACTGGTATTCTTCCATCGGGTATCGCGAATACAGCACCCATTGATACACTTTCCATTGGTAACAAAGTATTCATAAACGTGTACGGCGCGAACGCCTTGACTATAGTTGGAAACACCGTGACGTCCAGAATCATCACAGAGTCTATTCGTGTTCAGGATTTCATCGAGGTCGAAGGTGATTCGGGTATCACATCTGTCGCGAACGTTCTCATTCATGCGGATACAGGCGGTCCCGATACAATATCGAATGCTGTGACCATCGTATCCGGCCCCGTCGCATCCAATACGTCACTTCTGAATATTTTTGGTGCGCGCACGAACCCAGAGTTCCAAATGATTCAGTTCATGACGAAACAAACTGAACGTATGCGTATCTCTTCCGAAGGAAACGTCGGTATCTCGAATACTTCACCCACAGATAAACTCACCGTCGGTGGTACCATTCGTGTCGTCGGGAGTAACACATTCACGATGGGTACTGGTACGAATTACATGAAAGCGTTTTCGGACGTGAGTGGAACTCAAACAAAGATTGAAAGTCGTGTGGGTACTGGAAAAGGTCTCAACTTTTACGCGAGTACCACGGATACTATGGGGGTACCAAAGATGACCATTCTCGAAACGAGTAATGTGGGTATCGGAACAGCCACACCTCAAGGTCGTCTCCATACCTCGGGGGGTACGGTGATTATTAATGGTCCGGTCCAATATGACAATAGTTTTGATGTCAATGGAACGCCATTGGTCGTTTCTAACACGACGGCGATAAGTAATAGTACGCTTGATGTGAAAAATGTAATGCATTTAACACGGGAGGGTACATCTATTCGTGATGGCGTGCGTGCGACTTTTAAAATGGGAAAATATGACATCGAATCGGGTAAATCTAGATCTAAACTTGATATATTTTTATCAGATGATAGATACACAGATGAAACCGAAGTTTTGACACTACGCGCAGACGGACGTGTTGGTATCGGTCACACACAACCTACAGCGTATTTGGAAGTTAAATGTACCGGTATAGGTAACCCAGAAACAAATGGATTACTCGTACATAATCACGATAATGGAGATTCCATCATGTCCGCACAAGCTGAATCACTCGTGGGAAATGCATTTTCCAGTTACATTTTGAGTGATGGTGCCAACCGCTCGGGTTGGTCCGTCGGTGTCGCGAATAATAACGATTTCAGAATCTCACAAAATCATGAACAGGTTGTAGATCCAACTGCGATAGCATTGTATATAAGTGACAGTGACCGCAACGTGGGAATCGGTACGGACGCACCCCGGGATAAACTCGAAGTCAATGGGAACGTAACCATAGGAACCCAATTAACCTTTGGTGGTGTTCTCAATGACGAATTTGGTAACACGTTTATACGTGAGCGGTTATACGATGCCGATGACGGTATATCTGAATTATTGTTCTTTAAAGGGACAGATTCGACTTCAGGTGCGGGTCCCGATCGAATCAGGTCCATAGCAGCTGAACACTTGTTCCAAATATACTCCACGAATACACCTATAACAGGTGAATTGATT